GTGTCGGAGCCACGCGGAGTCCGGGGGGGGTCAAAAGAGGTGTCCTTACGGGGGGTTTCGGGGGTGTGCGCCGCCGCGTCGAGCTGCGCCTGCACGCTGGCCTGCCGCCGCTTGTCCACAAATGCCAGCATTCCCTTGGCCTGTATGCTGATGGCCTGCTTCGTCACGCCGAACATCTCGCCGATCTCCTTGCCGTTGAGATGACCAGGTGCCCTGAGGATGAGGCGCATCAGCTCCCAGTGCCGGCGCACCCGAGGGTCACGCGTGTAGCCCAGCATCTGAACCACGTCGTTGACGATGTTGGCCACCTGCTCGCGAGAGATGAACTCGTCCTGCTCGACGCGCACGTCGTCAGGCTTGTATGCCCAGATGGCCGCCTGCTCGTAGATCGGGAAAACGTGGTCGTGCGTGCGGGCCTCGCTGTAAGGGCCGGCGCCTTCCTCGCGCAGCTTGTCCTGCTGCACCTTGGGCAGGGACTTGAACCAGGCGTCGTAGCGCTTGGCGTGTTGGCGGTCCTCCTTGCTCGCCGCGTAGTCGAAGCCGTTAAGGCCGGGCATCAGTGTATCGGGCCCTCCGACTCACTCATCCACTCGTCCAAGAACTCCGCGTCGTACTCGCAGGTGAACTTCTCGCCGTCGATGTGGACCACCATCCCGGGCCTCTGGTGCGTTTCCTTCTCGGGAGCGTTGATGCCGTATCGGTCAAATGCCGTGCCCTTCTCCTTCTCGATGTTCACGATCTCCACGACCTCCACGGCCGACACAAAGGACGTATCGACGTACAGCTCGCCGCGCGTGGCTAGGTCGAGTACGTAGCGCATGTATGGGCATAGTAATGACCAGCCCCAGGGATTGGGTAAGGACAAAAGATTGAACCGAAGGCCGAGGGGTCAGAGGGGGGTAGGTGTGTAAGCCGATACCCTGACGTGCTATCCGAAAACAAACTTGTGTTTGGTGTGTCAAAAACAAGACGCCGTGCGTGGCGTATTATTGCCCGCTCGGGAACTTTACCCGCCAGATGTGGCGTTCAGCCTAGGATTGTTCCCGCTCGGGTACGCAGTGGTTCACCCACGCGCCGAACTCGCCCAGGAAAGGGTCGTAGGTCATCAGCTTGTGCCGGCGAAGGCGATTGCAGAAACTTTCGTAGCTCCCCGCATACTTGCCGTCGAGGAAGGCCAGCAGCTCGTCCTTGGTCAGCGTGGCCGGCAGGGTGGCGAGCCGGGAGATTAGGGCGGCGTGATTGTCGCGGCGGACCTCGGCGGCCCGGGCAACGGCGCGTTGGCGGATGCCCTCCATGTGCTCGCGGCGTTCCCGCCATGCCTTCTGGCGTCGTCGGGTCAGTTCGAGCATCTTGAGTATACTTTTGGATGTGGTCATAGGTTTAAAGTCTTTGTGTTTCCTTAACTGGCCCACCCATAGGTTTAAGTAGGTTTAAACATAGGGTTGCCGAGCATCCCACGTAGTGGGTAAATGCGAAGGCATACCCACATTGTAGTATTACAATGACGGATAAAAAGGCAGAAGTAATTACAGAGGTAAACAATGGCATTGTCTTTGCCAAGGATTGGCTGGAAGGCGTTTTAAGGTGGGGGTGCGGCCTTAAGGCTGTCCTACCCCTCAGCGGATGCTATCCCCGCTCCTAGACCCCTTGGCGGGGCTGGAATGAGCCTTCTGCTGAGAGGGCAGGCTATCCCCTAGGGCATAGACCCAGCGGAGGGTGCCGGGCTGGGTCGAGTGGGCCAGTTTCACGTACGGGACGAACTTCCCTTCCGAGTTGCGGAGGCCCGATCGCGTCTGGCGCTTGGAGAAGCCGAACCGGAACGATGCCTGCTCTTCCCCTTCTTCGACCTTGGTACGGAACAGGAAGCCCGAGTCCCGGGCAAAGTTTACCCACTCGGCGCACCCTGCCCCTAGGTAGGCCAGCTGCTGGGGCATCATGCTGTCGAGGTCGAGGCCGGCGGTGGGCTTGTTGGTGTGGTGGTAGTAGACCAGGGCGACGCCGGTGCGCTGCAAGAGCGGGAGGATGAGGCCGCGAAGGAAGGCGGTGGTCTCCTTCTGGTCGGCAATCTCGAAGTCTACGAAGGCCAGCAGGGGGTCAACGACCACGACGTCGGGGTTGTACTGTTTGATGTAACGCTCCAGAGCCTCGACAAAGGCGGCGCCTCGGGCCTTGGTGTTGCGCACGATGAAGAGCTGCTCCTTGAGTCGGGCCTTCTCCCCCATGGTGAAGTCACGCGTCGAGCCGGCGTACATCTCGGCCATGTCGCCGAAGTCGTTTTCCGAGTTGATGAGGAGCATCTTTAGCGGGCGGACGGGCTGGAGGCCGAAGAGGTTGAGCCCGAGGGCCCAGTGGGTGCACATCTGCATGCACATGGTGGACTTGCCGGTGCCGGCGAAGCCGACGATCTGGAGGGCGTACCCTTTGCAGAGCCAACGGCGTTCACGGCCGACGAGGACAGTGGGGTCGGCGGCGGAGTCGAAGGCGTCCATTTGCTCCAGGTCAAAGACCTCGGTGCCGTCGGCGGCCTGTTGAAGGGCTTCGTCCTGCTGGCCCTTCCACGCCGTCCAGGCTTCCCAGTTGGGCAATCCCTGGTTGATGTCGATGAGGGCCTGCCGCTTGTCGCCGCGGATCGCGCAAGGAAGCCGGGTGAAGCGGGACGGGTTCTTGTTCTGCTTGTCGGGAGGGCAGTCGGCGAAGAGGGCGAACACCTGGGCCACGCGGGCGTCGTACTCGGCCCGGTCCTTGGCGTCGACGCGTACCCAAGCGTGCACGGACTTGCCGCCCGAGTCCACGATGGCGGTCACGGGGAGGTTGGATCGTGCGATGCGGGCGCGCTGCTCTTCCTTGGTGCCGGTGTCCCATTCCAGCAGGACGTGGCGGTAGGCGGTGATGCTGGCGTCCTTGCCGTCGGCGTCCTTGACGGGGTTGATGCGGACGAATGAGCCGGCGGGGCCGCCGTCGAGCTGCGGGTCGATGTTAACCAGGTTATTCCAGTCGGTGGCCGTCTTGACGATGCCCTTGCCGGCGGGGCGTCCCTTGCCATCGGCGCCGAGGTCGGCGGGCGTCTCGATCTGGACCTGCTCGTCGGGACGGAAGGCCGCGAAGAGAAAGTCGGTGAAGGTGAGGAAGTCGGAAGGGGCGACGACGGCCGGCGAGGCGGGGGGAGGAAGGTCGGCCAGCGTGGCTGACTGTTTACGGTTCTCGGGCTGGCTAATCTTCGGGCTAGGGCTGGCTGATTTAAAGTCTGGGACGTGGGGCTTGGCGCCGTCGAGCAGCCAACCCTTGGGCTTGTCGTGGGCGCGTCGGCCGGCCTCGCGGATCTTGCGCTCGAGCTCCTTCTCGTCCCAGGAGGGCGAGCACTTGGTGGCGTTGTACTCGCGGAGGAGGTCGAGGGCGGTGGCGTCGTCGAAGGCGTAGCCGTGGGCCAGCACAGTGGCGGCGCGGAAGAGGGCGTCGTGGCCCTTCTGGCCTTCGATGGACTCGGGGAGGGTGGCAAGGTACTTCCTTGCCCGGGCGATAAGGTCGTCGGGGTTTTGCATGGCTTGCGGGGAGTCCTGTTTCTTTAGATTAGTTTGGCCTGCTCGGTCAAACGCTTGGCAATAATCTCGCAATAGCGTTCAGACATTTCGATGCCTACTGCTTTTCTGCCAAGGTTTTGAGCGGCCAGCAAAGTGGTTCCAGAGCCAGCAAACGGATCAAGGATGCAATCCCCTGAAGTGATGCGAACGATGCGCTCCATCAGGGCAACAGGGATTTGACAAGGATGCTCGGTCTTTTCGCCAGATACGTTCTTCACTTGGTTAATCTCCCACCAATCGTAAAGGCGGGCAGTCTTGCCTTCACTTATCCGCTTGGCGATGCGTGGGTCAGTCGGGTTCCTGTAAGGCTGGCCATCCTTGCGGAAGTCAGGCTTGCATCCAAACCATGCAACGGACCGATGCTGTCGTGGCGTGTTAGATGGGTAAACCCAAGCAACGACTCGCTCAGGGAAAGCATCCATGGCCTTTGCGATGCGGTACATGGCCTCTGGGTAATGGATGATGACAGACGGGCAACCGCCAAAGATTGAGGCCATAAAACGATAGTATGTTTCCTCATCCATGCTGTCCTCGCACTCGTCGTAATGGTAGCCTAGGTTGTATGGCGGGTCGCTGATAAGCGTACAGGTTTCTGGCTGGATGTATTTGTGAAGGGCATCCTCCACTTTGCCGTGAAATAGGGTCACGGCCCCCTGTTGGAAGTAGGGCTTGTGCATGGCTTGCGGGGAGGGGTATGCCTAGCGGGGGGGCTTCTGTCGAGCCTTCTTGCGGGCGGGGCCGTAGTAGGGGGCGCGGCGGACGTACTTGCCGGTATAGCGGCGCAGCTCGATGCGCTCCAGGATGCCGGCCTTGACCCCTTCGCCGAGGTAGCGCTTGGCGCAGGAGCGTTTGCACTTCCAGCGCTTCTCCCAGTAGTCGATGGGGTGGAAGCCGGGCGGGGGCTGCTCGGCGGTCTTCTGGATCTCGGAGACGATGGCCTTCAGGATGGCGTCGTTGACGCGGTGGGAGGCCAGCACGCTGTTGCCTTGGCTCATTTGGAGGGGGGCTTAGGAAGGGGCATCCAATGCGTTGGTTTGACGAGCGCATCCCAAGCCGTGCCCCAACGCTCTTCGCCAAAGTAACGCCATACCACATCAATCATCTGTTCCTTTTCAAAAACAAAGTATGCCAAAATGGGAGTATCGTCATCCTTGGGAGCACTATCCATTGACCTCCAGATGCCAATCGTTTCGCAAGGGTCGTAAGGCCCTAGTTTGATGATGCGTCCGGGCTTGTTGCGTTTGCTCATTTGGTTTTCGGGGTAAAGGTCTTGATGTCGGTTTGCCAGTACCACTTGCCGTCGCCGAGGCGGTGGATGATCCAAGCCTTCCATTCGTTGCCCTTGTACCAGCCGGCGATGAAGCCGTTGTTATGCTTCGCGGCCGACAGGGTGTTCTCGCTGTATTCCAGCAGGTCGAGCTGCGCCAGGGCTGGGGCCATGTAGGCGGCGCCGCGTCCCAGCTTCGGGAGGTTTACCTGTTGGCCGGTGTGGCCGTGGCCGCAGATGAAGAGTCCGCCCTCCTGGCAGTAGAACATCCCCATCTTCGTGAGGTCGGAGCCGATGCCGTGGTGGCCGGTGATTGGGCCGATGCGGATGGGCTTGTCGCGTCGATAGGGGACGATGACCTTGGAGCCGCAC